CAGGAGAATAATTAATTTCCGCCACATAAGTTGTAGTGTACAAATACGTGTCGGTTGCACTCATGCCGAATGCATATATAAATGAACGTAGAGCGTCTCTATATACAAACCCTGCCATATCAGTTGGACTCAAATCTCCCGGCAACTGTGGGGTAGACAATTGGGGGAAGATGAGGTTTAACCTTCGAAATAATTTGGCGGTCGCAGTGGGATCGCTGCCGAAAGCAGAACCGATTCTGACAGGGTATTCTACGTCTTTGGGTAGAGTCATTGAGCAAAGGATTCGATGCGCGGGGCTTCCTTTTAGGGATGATCGTGCATTTTTCGTCGCTGCACGAACGGAATTCAGCGCTTTTAACTCCCCCGGTTGTGAGAGGAGTTGTGCCTGGCTTGCTCTGCGAGGCACTATTGATACATTGTTTGGGGTCGATCTTGATTTCCGCATTCTTTTTGCTAAACATAAAATTAAAACCACATTTACACTATCGTATAAAACTATCACTAATACTATAAACAAAAATATATACATATATAGATATAAACTTATTGTGGCGCGACCCATAACCTCAATTGAGGTGTTCTACTAATTCAACGGGGGCGACAGGTTCTGGATTCCCTCGTATACGCTGGTAATTACACCAGCCAACCAACTTACTATAATCTGAGTACTTAAGCAATTGTCCGTCAACCGGAGCATTCTTCAGCTTTGTAGCATTACTATTAACCATATCGCAGAAGGTTTTGAACATTGGTTGTCCATCAGGTTTTTCTGGGTAACAAAAATTCCTAGCTGCAGACTCAACAGCAGGATTAAAAGAGGCCGAATTGTTGTTTGCTAATTTTAGCAAATGCAAAACAGACTTGGGCATCCTATCCTTGGTGAGCTGCATCATGGGAAATTGCTCATTAATTAAACCTAAATGAAGCATCCTACGTCCACAAAAATCCTTACCTGTAACATCAATTATTTTACCCCTTTCGAGGTATCTTATCTCAACTTGCTTATCAAAACTGGGATTATACTTCCAGTGTGCGAACTTCGAATCATCACCCTGACACAACAAATCATCAGGATCACCACCAGCATCCATAAAATAAAGCGTCATAAAAACGCAATTAAGATACAGAGTTATAGGTGACCCAGACTTGACTATGCCAGGTATTATTTGCTTGTACTTTTGTCCATTAGGGAGTATCCAAATTACCGTAAAATTACCGAGACCAAATAGAAACCGAATGAATGCAACTTCGAGTGACTCAACTCCATAAATTTTCCCAAAGAGTTGTTCAGCTCCGTCAGCATCCGTCTGGTTAACAGTCCAGTCCCAGCTACTAAAATCATTTCCCTTAGATCCATTGAATTTGTCAACATCTGATTTTGTCATACCCAACCCAAATCTCTTGAGTGCATGCTCAGCAAACCTGGCGTGGTCCATATCATGGTCCATACACCAGGGTGTGGCATCACTCTTCTGTTTGGTCAAGTCGCCGAATAACACCCTCCCTAAGATCGTCTCAGCAACACCTACATTGGCTATCAACCTCTCTCGGTGTTGGTTTATTTTCTCAATCTTATGGGGCTCCGGCTTTCCAAAAATTCTTATGTAACACGTAGCATCGCCGCGTTTTAACCCCTCCACAAGTGGCACCATCTCATGTTTCCAAAAATTATCAAATACTGCGGGGTCAAGCTTCACTTGTCCACCAGACACAGAACGACCGACTGCCGTAGCCTTCGTGGGGTTTTGCATCTTCATATTCATTCTCCCGGTAGACTTATCTGCCAGGAGCGAAAATTCAGGTGACAGTATAAAGTCACTGACCTTCTTTTTAAGCGTCGCCAAGTCCCATCCAGTCTGCTTAACTCCTTGCGGAGCCATTATTTTGGCCAACCTTTCTAAATGCTGCTCTTTAAATGGCATTCTGTGATCATTATCAACAGCAGCTGCAAATTTAATTGCATGAGTTTTGAAAGATTCGGCTAAGACACTTTGGTTTCTTTCAGGGAATCTAAGGTTTCCTACCATTATATGCTCTTCATCTTTTCCTTTCAATCCTTTGTCCTTTGCGGTGGTATAACTTTCATTCTTATCTATACCCAAATCCTCAAAGACATCAGTTATCTTGTATTCCTTCTTAGCATCAGCGTTTTCTGGAGTACTAACGACTTTCTTTTTAGAGGGAGTCCTCATGCTCTTCAACGCATTTTTAACAGCAGCAACCTTAGGTAACGCTTTTTCTTCTTTAATTTCCGGTTTTGGTGCGGCCACCTTATTTTTATTTTCATTTTTGAGTTCTTGGACAATTGCAATCAATTCCAACACTTTAGCCTCCAAGCTAACCTTATTGACCTTGGTCTTTGGGGTTGGCTTGGGCTTGGCGGACTCGAAATACATTTCCCCGTAATATTCGTAATCACTGTCATCAGAATCCTCATCAGAATATTCATTCTCACGAGTGGGATCATATTGGCTATCAGCCTTATTCTTCCCTTTTCCTCTTGACCCTCTTACTTTAACTTGGACGGGTCTCTCGTCATGAGCAACGTCGACCCAATTATCCCTATCAATTCCGGGTTTGGCCAATCTCTCATCAATTAAAACTCTCTTCAACACTTTCTGCATCATATATGGTCCTTGTTTCGCCTTACTAGCAATCAAATCGTCCAGCTTGTGGATTCTGGACACAAATTTATTACATTTCTCGAATAATCTATCTTCACTATCTTTTTCAACAAACTCTTTAAATGTGGGACCATACATTAGACTTCTATCATAAGCATCATCATAAGCATTATATGCTGCATTAGCATTCTTTTCAAATATCGACAAATACCATTGTAAACTAGGGGTGTTAACCGTATGTTTAATTATATTAACCATCACGTCAGGCTCTGCGATTTTTACTCTCCCATTTATTTCTTCAAGGATTCCTAAATCAAAAAGATCAACATTAGCCAATTTAACCAACGGCACGCCCCATAACTCGCTTATTCGCTTTTTAAGAAGTCTATCAATCAGCTCTGTATAACCAACTGAGAACAGATGTGTGACATCATCCCCTGCGGACTCACTGACAACCAAGCCTTCGACTCTATCATTACTGTTGGGAACAATAAACTCGTACAGCGGCTCGGCTGCCTTCTTACCACTAAGGTGATCGAGGACAAATTCAATAACGCTCCCCGAGAGGAACATATTGATGAACTGGTGTTCACCAGATTCGTTCTTATAAAGAGTACGAGCCAAATGCATACCGATAGCAGCCCTTGAGGGCTTCACACCGGCGTACAATAGGACTGGTGCTCCCGACGCACCTGACACGGTCGAAGCATCATACTCACACATAATGTCAGCAACACGGGTAACTACTCCCGTGGCACTACCAATACGTGGAGAATGAACAACGACCGAGGATAATATATGAGGATGTTTGTAAACTGTCAATGGGACACTCTGCAAATTCTTATCATCTACTATCAACACACACAAGTCGTATCTAGGATATAGTTGGCAGATGAACTTGCCTTCTATTAACGGAAACACGCGAGAACTATTAGGATGATGTAACTCAATGCTCCCTGTACTATTCTTAACCGCTTGTGCTAGGACGTGAATTGGGGTGGTAATTAAAAACAATTTATTAGTATCTTTAGGAACAAGATGTCTATTAACTGAGGCACACCCCCAAATACGACCACCAGATCGAAGCTCAAGCTGGCCTTCAGGCGGCTTGACGTTTGAATCTATTGGTGAATTGGGGAGAATTGCTTCAGGTACAACTTCTTTTATCCTATTGTTCTTACTACGACCCTTAAACACTGTCAACAAAAAGGGTAATATCATAATGCAGAAAGCATAGAGCTGACACCACAAAAAGCCAATAAACATTAAGGTAAAGTAGACCAAGGTGAGGAGATATAAATATCTCTTAAACTCATACTTGAACCGCTCCCAACTCAACGCTTTGCGGGGTTTGGTGGAAATTTGGGAAAAATTGTAGTTATCCAAAACCTGCTCATTGGCTTGAGCATCTATGTGGTAAACAGAATTGGGCGATAATCTAGAGGGATTGAAATTGGCAGAAGTAATCATTGTATAATGCCCACCAGTTTTGGTGAACGCTATTCCATTAAGCTTATCAGGTTCAATAAAAGTATATTTCTTCAAAAACTCATTCCACTTCCTCATAGAAAATACCAACGCAAAAACAATATACAGGGTGAATAAACTCCCTGCAAAGGCTAATACGCTGGCAACCCAATACTCATCACTAAAGTGCTCCATCATGTGTGTGTAGTGGTATTTAAGTGGGACCGCTGTCTGAACCACTATCTCACTCACATTTAAGTAACTGATCAAGCGTTCATTCAAAGCCCTAACTCGCGCCACAAGATCCATTTGATCGGGTTTCAAAATTGGTCGCTCAACAGGAAGAGTGGTAGGAGGTGCGGGAATATGTATTGGAACAATCTTTTCCTCCTCAACTGCCACTGTTACTGGGGCAACGTTTTCATCAACCTCTTCATAAAGACCAGGTGGTGGAGTGGGACCGGGGACGGTCGGCGTGCCGGTAGCCATGGCACGACTATGGTGTTTGTTATCTATACATTTAACTTCATGACCACCAGCGTGCGCGGCACACGTTAACTTGGGGTTCATACGGGAGGGACCATTACCCTCCGCGCCAAAGACTGGACGACTAGGGAGTCCGGATTTTTTCCGTATCTCAACCTGAGTCTCCTTCATCCAATCTTTTAAAGTAGACTGAAAATCGTCGTCTTGGAAACTTGGACCGACTTCTTCAGGAGGTAAAATTCCAACCTCGTCGGCTTGTGCTAACGGGGCTAGGAACGAGGTCATTATTAACAACGTTATCAAGTGCAATCTTATCTTGCCCTTTGGG